GCGACGTGGGCATCGGGTTCGCCATCGGAGCCTTCTCTTGGCTCGTCCGCTACTTCTGCTCGATGGAAAAGCAGACCCTCGGCTTCATCGCCAGGCGGACCGCCACCGCCGGCCTGACCGCCATCCTAGTCGGCATGGCCACCAAGGGGTACTTCAACTCAGAGGGGATGGCCTTCGGTGCCGCAGGTGCGGCGGCTTACGCCAGCCCCGAATTGGTCGACTACGCCCTTTCTAGGCTTCGGAAGGGTAAGTAGTCGCCCCTGACCCTGAAAAGCCTGCCACGGGGCGGCTAGGCGTCGTATTTGGTGCCTTGGTAGTACAACGCCGCCCCCACCTTGCGGGGTTCGATTATGCCGTTGGTCACCATAGCCTTTATCAGGGCTTCCGCCTGGTCCCTCTGGAGTTTGTGATCGGCCACCAGTTCCTCCAGCAAAGCCCCCCGGCTCAGGCGGGGCTTGGACTCAAAGTGACGATACTGCTGGCCGACCTTGAGCAGCTCGAAACCGCCGGCCAAGGGGGCGACCTCCCAGAAGACCCGGTCGTCCGAGTGCTTGAGTTTCAGGACGAGGGTAGGCTTGCCGTCGGGCGTCCGCATCCCGGCTTCCTTGCCGCGCTTGGACAGGTTGAACGAGAAGACTGGCAAGTCCTTCGACTCCCGGCGGATGTTCAGTACGGCTCGGACGTAGTTCACCAACTCCGCCCCGCCCGTACCGCTGTACATCATGTCCGAGAAGGTCTGGCCGTCCGTGACCTCCTTGGCCTTCGGCTTGCCTTCGTGGTGGATCAGGATGGCGATGCACCCCGTCTCCTTCAGCATCGGCTCCAGCAGCCCACGGCAGAAGTTCGTCACGTCGACGTTGTCGTTGATGTTGCCGCCGATGTAGGCCATCAGCGGGTCGAGGACGATGACGTCCAACTTATGCCGGACGATGATCTTGCGGGCGAGCTGGATGATATCCGAGCCGCGCTTCGACGACTCGTTGAAGAAGTGCAGGTTCTGCCTGACCATCGCCTTCTCGTCGTTGTTGAGCCTCATGCCCGACATGACGCCTTGGAAGGACTGGGCCATGTCTCCGACGTCGCCCTCCGCCTGGAGGACGCCCATCTTCAGCGGGTGCTTCGCCGGGATGCCGAACAACTCCCGTCCGCAAGCCCATGACATGGCCATCTGCATGGCGAAGGAAGACTTGCCGATGCCGGACTGCGCGGTGATGAGCAGCGAGCCGCCCTTCTGCAACCAGCGTCCGTGGCCGATGACCGTGTTAGGGTCGTTCAGGACGTCGTAGTTCTCAAGGATGTCCGTCGTGACTTCCTCGGGGAAGTCCTGACCCTCCCGCCAAGCCATGAACTCGTCCCAGTCCAGAGAACCAATCTTGAACGCCACTATTCTTTGTTCGTTCTCGCCGCGCATGATACCCCCCAGCCGGCTCCAGCGGGAAGGGTTCTTGTTCTGCGGGTCAGGTTCGTGGTCCGAAAGGTAGTCATACACCGTATTACGGCGTTCCTCCCATTGCTCCTTGCTCTGGGCGTCGACACGCACCCAGGCGTGGACGGACTTGCCACCCGAGTCGACGAGCAGGCTGATGGGCAGGTTGGACTGCTGGAAGATGGCAATCTGCTCGTCCTTGGCCTTCTTGTCGAACTCGACCAAGACGTGGCGGTAGGCCGACACCGAGCCGTCCGTACCCGTGAAATCGTCAGGCGTGAAGGGGTTGATACGAATCCAAGCCCCCGACTCCGTGCCGGCGAACTTCGCAGCCCCCACGGCTCCGGGGCCGAAGAACTTGGTGATCCACTCGGCGCGGGTCAGGAATATGCCCTTCGACGCTGGGAACCACTTGCCGTCTTCGGTCTGGCCGGCCTCGTTCGTGATGCAGATGACGTCCTCGTCCTTGAAGCAGTTCAGCAGGACGTCGGCGGTCGTGAACGGCGTCTGCACGTCGACCAGCTCCGCCACACGGTTAGGGTCGAAGACGAAGCGTCCGTTCGCGCCGACCCTGCGTTCGTTGTCCTTGCCCTTCGACAGCCAGCCCTTCTGGCGTTCGTGCGGCTTGACGTAGGCGTCGTTCAACTTGTGACGCAGGTCTTTCTCCGACCAAGGGGGCGAGCAACGGGCATTGAACTCCTGAAGCAAGGCCCAGGCGTCCGACCACGGCAGGTCGAAGCCGTTGGCCAAGATGCTGGCGGCGCGGTAGGTGGCGGGATGTCCGCCTTGGCCGGCGACGGCGGCAGGCAGCTTGGCGAGATAGGCTCTCGCCCCAGAAATACGATCTTCGGTGGTCATCGACGGGGCGAGGCGTAGGAGATTTTGAAACCGTTCACGGCAAGGCCGACGATGTTGTAGTCAACCCAGTCCTGGGCGGTTTCGCCGTCCCACTTGTGCAGCTCCATGCAGACGTCGATGAGCTTGAAATAATTATAGGTGATGAAGCCCTTGTCGTCCGTTTTGACGATGGCCTTCTTGAAAGCCGTGTGCGGCTCCAGTTTGATGGGAGTTTTCATAGGTGGCTTTTCCGTTATCCCCCTGCCACCCTACGGCGTCAACCGTAAAAGTATTTCATCTGGATGCGTCGACCGTCGAAGAAGCGAAGCCTGATTTGCTTCAGTTCTCCGGCCTTGACCAACTTCAACGTCCATTCCCGCGCCGTCGTTCGGTGAACCTTCCATTCCTTGGTCAACTGATCCAAGTCCTTGAAGCCTTTAGGGACTTCGTCAGCCCCCTTGGACTTAAGCTTCCAGAGTTTCTTCAGGACGTCTTCGGTCTTCATACCGGGAGAATCCATTCGTCCTGCCCCTGCGGCTGCTCATGCACCCACGGGATGAGTTGCTCGTCGTTGTAGTAGCCGAAGGCCATGCCCTGTGACCAGGCGAACGTGGCGCGGCGGGTATTGGCGTAATCCATAGCCCCCCTGCGGGTCAGGGTGCCGACGCTGATGCCCGTCGGAGTATCGTCCCGGCGTCCCGTCATGCGACCGACCTTGTGCGTGTGGGCGAAGATCACGTTGCCGTACATCTCGGCCATGTCCCGGGGGGCGTTCTCCCCGTAGACGGTGCCGTGCGTGAACTTGTAGTTGGCCAACTGGAACGCCTGCCAGATGCCCGTGTACTCGACGAACAGGGCTTTACGCTTCCGGCAATGATCGGTGATATCGTTGATCAGGCGAAGGGCGTAGCCAGAATAGACTTCGTCGTCCGAGGCGGCTTCGCGCCACAGGCGGACCTCATGGTTGCCGGCCAGAACGACGTTCGGGCGGAGCTGGTCAAGGAACTTCAGCCCCCCGCCGATATCGGGTTCGACGGCGTCGCCCTTGCCCCGCGCCGACGACATGAAGGGGGTCATGTCCACGAAGTCGCCTAGGTGGACGGTCATGTGGGGCTTCCACCTTTCCTTGAACTTGAGGACGCCCTCGATGGCCTTCGGGTCGGCGTACATCCCGTGGGAGCAGCCGACCGCCATGAACCGCTTCCAGCCCTTATTGATGTTCATTGTTATTCTTAGGCAGGTGTTTAGGGGGGCGACCGTATCCAGACCAGACGAAGGACACCTTCATCCGAGAGGCGGCTTCCTGCACGGCGCGGATGCTGTACTCGTAGGCATAGGCTGTCTCCTTGGCGGTCAGGCCGTGCCTGATGCCCTCTAGGACGGCCAGCCTTGCCGGCGGGCGACCGTAGCAGTTAATCTTCTGCCGGCTCATCGGTTGAGCAGGTTGACCGCCTGGTGATCGCCGTTGTGCAGTTCCCAGAACTCGACGTTGGACCGGCGAAGGGTAGGCAGCACGGTGCGCTTCCACTTGGCCAGCTCGGTGGCGAACTCGTCCCGGCTGTAGGCCACGAACTCGGGATGCTCTACCTTACCCCCGTCGAGTATGACGAGCAGGGCATGGCAGCGGCGGGGCATCTTATGGGTATACTGGGTAAGGTTGATAGGGGGCTTTCTCATGTTCGATGTTTGGAGGGTTTGAGTTTAAGGTTAAGGTGTCGGGCGGCTTCGTAAAGGCTGGCGCGGCGGTAGCCGTACTTGGCCTGGACGTCGGCATAGGTCAGGCCGGCGGCGTGGGCTTCGACGACCGCTTGCTTGATTTTGCCGTAGTTGTCTCTTCTTGAGGTTGCCATTTGTTCCAAGGTTTGGCCATCAGTTCGTTCCAGCGATCCCGGTCGGCTTTGGTGGTCTTCTGGACGAGCCTGGCTTCGTAAGGGGTGAGGGAGGCTTTGATGAAGCGCGTATTCTTGCAGGACATACCGACCTGCTTCGGGTGCTTCATGGCTGCTTGCCCTCCAAGAAGTCGCATCGGTTTTGAAGGGTTTCGACCTCGGCCTTGAGGCGGGTGCATTCGGCGTCCAGCTCGTCGCACATCTCCTTATAGCGGACGAGGTCGGACTGAGCGATGACCATCGCCGCCCACTTCTCGGGGTCGACTGGGATATACTTGCCCATCAGTTGTCGTAGCAGGCACGACGAATCGTGCGTTCATAATGCTTCCAGCCGTAGCCCGGAACGTAGGCGCGGACTCGACCGATGACGTCCTTGCCGACCAAGGTGATTTGGATGCTGATATCGTCGTCGTGGCTGCTGAACCCGGTGCAATCCGGCGGCAGGTTTTCCATCACGTTCACGATGGCGTTGTCAGCCCAGACTTCAAAGCCCAGGCGGTCGATTTGATCTCGGTCAGGTTTCATCGGTAGATGTGGTAGATTTCAGACGCTACGGCGCGGACGCCGGCGGGGTCAACCGCCAATCTCGTATGCAAGACCTGCATCGACGCCATCATGTCAGCCAAGCTGCCAGCCTCCTCGTCGTTCGCAGGTCCGTAGCCCGGACGCTGCATCTCGACCGTGACGATCTGGGCGTCCAGATGCTTGGCCAAGAACAGGTACTCGTTCAGGTAACGCCAGTCCGACACCAAGGCCACGGGGCGGACGTCGAGCGGTGCGTAGTCCAAGAACATATGCACCTGAGCGTTCAGGTGCCGAGCGAAGATGTCTTTGTCCACCCCCCGGAGGGTGCGGCCTAATTCGACCAGCAGCCCCCTATGGCGGACCTTGAAGTCCTCGGCGTGGAAATCCCGGTCGCCTGCCTTGAAGACCCCCATCGCCCGAAGCACGTCGTTCGCCCGGTCCTTCAGGACGTCGGCGAACTTGAAGACCTCCGCACGGCAACCGTTGCCGTTGAAGTGTTCCATCAGACAAGCGGCGAAGGTGTCCTTCCCCGCGCGAGCGACGCCGGTGATCATAAAGACCAGCGGCTTGGTGTTTTTAGGCATCATAGTTATCGAAGATTCGTCCGTAGATTTTTTGCAGGGGGGACTGGCGGCTCGGCCCCTTTTGCATCCGCCAGTCGGAGGCAATGGCCTTCGACGCCGAGTCCTTCGACAGACGCTCGGCACCGCGCACCCCGAACTGCTGGAGCTTACGCACCTGCTTCACGGTGGCCAGATTAAGGGCTTCCCGTGCCTTCAGGCGGGCGATCATCCAGTCGGCTTGGTCAGACGTCATGCCACGGGCGTAAACGCCGTAGCGGGCCAGTTCGGTGGCTTGGTAGTGGAACATGGACGAGTCCGACGTCGACGCCGGCAGGACAAACCCGAAGACGGCACAGGCGACCGACAGGTCGACCAGCCCCAGTTCCTTGGCCTCCTTCGTGGCCGACCGCTGCTCTTCGGCGGCGATACGGCGGAGCATGGCTTCCTCTGCCTGGCGGTCGCAACCCAGCGCGGCGTCGAGCGGATCGTGCGAACCCTGAATCTGGGCGGACTTGGCCTGCGGGTGAACCGTGAAGGCGTCCGCTGGGGTGAAGGAATTCTCGCCGCTGATCCACATGGGGTCGAGGATAAGGCAATCGGTCTTGCCCGGAGCCGTGCGGAGGCCACGGCCGATCATCTGGCACCAGAGGGCACGGGACTGGGTCGGACGCAGCAGGATGACGCAATCGGTTTCCGGGGCGTCGAAGCCCTCGGTGAAAAGGTTGACGTTGCAGAGGACACGGAGGTCGCCGTTCTTGAAGGCGTCGACGGTGCCGGCACGGAACTTGCCGGTGCTGCCGTCGGCGTGGCCGGCCTCGATGCCACGCTGGCGGAGGTGGGCGACTAGGCGGAGCGACGAGTCGACGTCGGGCAGGAAGGCAATGGCCTTCTTGCGGTCCCAGCGGTCAAGCTCGGTCACGATGCTGTCGGCGACGGCTTCAAGGGCGTCGTCGTAACCGCGCAGGCGGATGAGGCTCATCTCCACGGGCATCTTCTGGGCCATCGGGCGGACGAGGTGACCCTGCTCGATAAGGGTGCGGATAGCGATCTCGTAGGCGGTTTCAAAGCCGACGGTTTCCAGACGCTGGCGGTCGAGGCGGTCAGGCGTGGCGGTCACGGCGACCTTCGGGCCGGTGAAGGCTGCGTTGAACTTGGCCCACGAAGAAGCGACGGCATGGTGTGCTTCGTCGAAGACGACCAGCGCGGTGGCCTTGTCTTCGGCGGAGATGTGGTCGAAGTCGGCGGAGAAGACGGACAGGGCTTCGCCGACGACGCCGGCACGGGTCATCGTCGCAGCGGCCTGGTCAATCAGTTCCTTGCGGTGGGCCACGAAGAAACACTTGCGGTTCGTGCCGGCCTGCCAGCGGTGCATGATGCTGGAGGCGATGACGGTCTTGCCGGCACCCG